TTTGAGAAATCAAACTCAGAATATCCTTATACTGGTGATGAATTTCGTGAATGGCAAGATAAGATTACTGAAATGGCAACGTTCCTTGACAAACAAGGAGTTAATTTGGATGGAGTTAAACCAGAAGATGCTTACAATAGAATAATGGGAGCACAAGTAAATACTCCTCATGTTGCTAATAGTAAAGTCATGCAAATGGCATGGTTATGTACTATACTTTCTATTCAAAAGGATGGTGATGATAATATTGATGAGTTTCTTACTGACTTAGTGTTTATGTCTAAGAAAGAAGGTAAACAATATGGTCCTTTCTTAAAGTTGTACTGATGTCTAAGAATACTCACCTAGAACACTTAGAAGATAGCATCTTAATTGATGGTACAGCAGGTGCTAAGGATGCTTTTGTATTCTTAGATGATCTCGCACGATCATTTAGTGGTAATACTAGCAGTAGCTTTACTGTTACTACAAAATGGGATGGTGCTCCTGCTATATTCTGTGGATTATATCCAGGAACAAATTCTTTTTTTGTTGGTACTAAGTCAGTTTTTAATAAGGATGCAAAAATTAACTATACTAATGAAGATATTGAACGTAATCATGGTCATGCTCCAGGACTAGTAAAGAAATTAAAAGATGCTTTAAAGTATCTTCCTGCACTGGGTATTAAGGGTGTTGCACAGGGAGATTTATTATTCACTGATGATAAGGGAACAGATATAATAAATGGTGTAAGTAATATAACTTTCAAACCTAATACTATTACATATTCTGTTGCTCAAGGTGATGCTTTATACAATAAAGTTAAACAAGCAAAGATAGGAGTAGTATTCCATACATTCTATGAAGGACGTAGTATTGAATTTTTAAGTGCTAAGTTTGGATTTGATATATCTAAATTAAAAGAGCATAATGATATATTAGTTCTCAGTGCAGAGACAGGAGAACTTGGTAACGATACTTTATTAACACAAGGAGAGAAGAATACTTTAATTGGGTTAAAGCAAAGGAGTACTAGACTTGTTAATAGTGCTTCTCCATTTTTAGATATTGTTTCTGAACAGATTAAAGCAAACGATCAATTAACTGTTGGACCTAAGTTGAAGGTATTTTTTAATAAGTATATTAGAGATGCAGTTGCTGTTCCTGCTGGCAATTTATTTGTAAAACAATTTACAGATTATTTTGAGGGAGAACTAGGTAAGGCAGTTGGTAAACTTAAGACACCTAAAGCAAAGGCAGCAAAGCTTCAAAAGATGTATGATGGACTTGATATAATTGAAAAGAATCAATCATCCTTAGCTAGTGCTGTTGATCTTTATAAAATCATACAAAATTCTAAGTCAATTTTTATTAAGAAATTGGAGAAGGGAGAAAGATTTGGTACGTATCTCAGAACTGAGGATGGACTTGAGATGACATCTCCAGAAGGATATGTTATAATAAGGGATGGTACACACGCTCGTAAATTAGTCGAACGTGCTAGATTTAGTGCTGCTAACTTCAAGAAGGATACTCTTCCAACTAAGAAATGGGTGGAAGGTGATGCAAAGTAAACGAATAGTGTTTACATTTGGTAGATTTAATCCACCAACTACAGGACACTTGAAACTTATAGAAGCAGTGGCTAAAGAAGCAGGACAGTCAGATGATTATCGTATTGTTCCTACCAGATCATTCAAAGCTGATAAGAACCCATTGAAAATTGATATTAAAATTGAATGGATGAAGAAGATGTTTCCTAAACATGAAAAGAATATAATAACTTCTCCAGATCTTAATCTTATTATTAAGGTCATGCAATCTTTTCAGGGAATACCTCCTGATGGTTATACTGATGTGTGTATGGTTGTTGGATCTGATAGAGTTCAGGACTTTACTACCTTATTAAATAAGTATAATAGAGATCCTAATGATCCAGATAAGACAGTAGAATATGCCTTTAAAAGTATAGAGGTTAAGTCAGCAGGAGAACGAGATCCTGATAATGATAATGATGTTTCTGGTATGTCTGCTAGTAAAATGAGAGGATATGCTAAAGATGGTAAGTGGGACAAATTTCAAGATGCTCTTAGTGGATTATTAAGTGCAGGTGATGCAGCAAAACTTATGAGAGATGTTCGTAAAGGTCAAGGTTTATGAAGGACTTTAAGAAATTACGTGAACAAGCTTTGCGACAACAGCATCGTAAGTCTGAAACTTTTGCAGAAGGTGATGATATAATGAATGCTAGGACAGGAAAAAAAGCAACCATCCATAGGTTAGGTGTTAACTATGCTATATGTGTCACTGAGCAAGGAGAAATGTTCCGTGAATGGATTAAGAACATTAGAGCTATAAATAGAAATTGATAAGTAATAAAATGACGATGAAGTATCAAGATCCTGTTAATACTGTCCAGTTTAAGGATGAGTATGCAAAGAATTTGATGAAGATGTATGAAAATTGGATGGATGGAGACACCTTCCAAGGAACTGAGATGCCTGATCTTCATGAAGCACCCTTCGATGGAATGGATCCTCAGTCACATGGTGCTGAGATAGAAGATATTACAAAGAAGAAGAAAGCAACCAAGAAAGTTAATCCACTTGGATCACATGAGACTGCACCTCAACCTACAGTAGAAGAAGAAATAGAATCTGCTGAAGAGTATGAGATTAATGGCAAGAAGGTGGTCATAGAGAAGGTTAAAGGTAAAGGTTGGAGATATAAAAAAGTTGCTGCATAATACTATATGAATTATAATGATGCTGGTGTTAACGTTGAAGCGGGAAACGCCTTTGTGAACAAGATAAAAGAGAAAGCTCCTGCTATCGGGGGTTTTAATGGTATGTTTAAGGTTCCTCGTGGATATGAGGAACCTATTTTAGTATCTGGCACTGATGGTGTAGGAACTAAGATTAATATTTCTAGGGTTGCTAATGATTATACGACCATAGGTATTGATCTCGTTGCCATGTGTGTCAATGATGTGATTTGTTGTGGTGCTAAACCATTATACTTCTTGGATTATATTGCTTGTAAGAAGTTAGATGATAGATTGGATCAGATAATTGAAGGTGTTATAAAAGGATGTGAGATAGCAGGTATAGAACTATTAGGTGGAGAGACTGCTGAACATGGTAGGTTTGCTAGTGATATTGACCTTGCTGGATTTTGTACTGGTGTTGTAGAGAAGAGTGAGGTAGTTGATGGTAGCCTTATTAAACCAGGTGATAAGGTTATTGGTGTAGAGAGTAGTGGATTGCATAGTAATGGGTATAGTTTGATCAATGATATGTTATGGAGACATAAAATTTCTTGGAGTGACAGTCATATAGGAGAAGGTACACCAGAACTTCTTACACCAACTACAATCTATGCTCCAATGGTTGAGAAACTATTAGATGAGGTTCCTATCTTAGGTATGTCACATATCACAGGTGGTGGTATACCAGGAAATTTACCAAGATGTTTGCCCGAAGGGTTAACAGCACATGTTGATTGGAACTCATGGAAACTTCCAGATATCTTTAGTAAGATTATGCTTGCAGGTGAGATACCAGAAGAGGAGATGAAGAGAGTATATAATATGGGTATAGGATATTGTTTAGTTGTACCAGATGAAGTGGTAGATGATACTATTGCTATGATTGATCATAAATCATGGCTGATTGGAGAGATTACTAAATAATACGGAGACCTGCGTTCTATTATGAAATCATACACAGAGTTTTTAGAGGAATCTAAGAAGAAAAGTAAAGAGAAGAAAGCAAAGCGCAAGCCCACTGTGGAAATTATGCCAACCATCAGAGATGGAGAGAAGGGCAAAGATTCTATGGTAACTAGACCAGATAATAATTCAGCAACAGGATCGTAAGAATGCCAGCTAGGATAGAGATACCACATGATGATTGGTTTGTAGACAAAAACAGATTAACTATTGATATAAAAGACCCACCAGAACCAGAAGAGATAACAATACATGAAAAGATGTATCGCATTGCTACAGCAAGTGGTACTAGCACAATAGGCGGATCCGAGTCCGTGCATAAATAATATTTACTTAAATGAGATAAATCATGATTAATTTTTTAATGCCCATTGCTATCAGCATCATTAACAAGGCTGTTGATAGAATACCTGATGACCTTGACTCTGTTATCAAAGACTTTCTAATTAAGTTGCTTAAGAAGGCAGCAGCAAAAACTGGGAACAAAGTAGACGACGAATTAGTTGCAGCTTTGGGAAAGGCATTGCTTGAAAGCTAGAAACCTTTGTCATATAAATAAAACTTAGAACTATACCTGTTTATTAGAGGAAAACGATGGCTGTTTTTGGAACTACGGATGCTGCGGCATTCTCAAATGCTGTAGCAGTAACACAAAACGACGCTACAGTCACAAAGAACGCTGCTGACACCGTAGTCGGCGGCGATGTACTTGAAATTAGTGGAGTTAATTACATTGTAAAAAGTGTAACTAGCACAACAAGTATTGAATTACATAAAGTATATGCAGGGAGTACTAATAATACTCTTGCAGGTTCTAGTGTAATTAAGCGTACTCCTCCAAAAGCAGTCGCTGAATTCGTTATACTAGGTGGTGACTCTAATAGTTATGATCTAGTTTTCGCAGATGCGACTGAGGCAAGCATTGCTTCTAACAAAACTCGCGGAATCAATGGACCTGGTTGGTGGCAGTATCGCACTTTCACTGATCATCAAGGTGATACTCGTCATAAAGCAGAATGTATAGCATCTGTATCAGTTGCTTCTAGTGTATCTGGTGACGTTGCCTCTGAGACAACAGCAGCAGACGTACTTGAGACAATCACAATTGGCACTCAACCTGCCAACTCCACATCCTCTAGTGGTGGTGGAACATTTGCGGTTGCAGCAACAAGAGATCAATCTGGTACTATCACTTACAAGTGGCAGCGTCAGACAGCATCTGGTAAGCGTTGGGTTGATGTCGCTGGTGGTGCTGGTGGACTTGACACAGGTATTACATATACTAACTTTACAACAGCAACACTTACGTATGCAGCGTTAGGTGGAACAACACTTAATGGATACAAGTATCGTTGTGTGGTTAATACCAGCAAGGGTGCTACTACTGTATATACAAACGGTGCAGCAACACTTACCTTTGGTAGCTAATGACCCGTGAATATACGTGAACTGGACCATGAAACATGGTTATTCTTTGCAATTCAAAATTATAACAACCCATCATCAGTAACGTACTCAGACTTTGAAGAAGACTTAAAGCGATTTAAGTATATTAAAAGACTCTTGAGACGTTATAAGATGACGAATGAGTTGAAAGCACATCTCATTCTAAATCATATCATAGTATTGTATAATGTATTTGGTGACGCAGCAACTCCGCTGCTCTTCTATAAGGTTGAAGCAACACATTGGTCTGTAATCAAGGCATTTATGTTGTTTCTAAATAGATTACCACTCGAACTTAATAAGGAAGTTGATGAAGAATGTCTAAAACAATTGAATCTAATATAAAAGAGGAGATTAACGCTGCTGGAGACGGCAGCGGACTAGCATTGCCGCCAGCTTTTGTTGTAGTTCAACCCAGAGTCCACCGTCGTATGAAAAAGAACAACGGCGACAATGTGGATGGTCGCACCTCTGGTGCTAAAGCTCTCTTTACCCGTATACAGAAAAGAAAAATGAAAGAACAAGTTGAAGAAAAAATAATTCCTGAAGCTGTTGCATCTGACACCGAGAGAGCACAGAAACAGATCCAACAACGCAAGAAGTTGGGACGTTCCAAAGAGCTTCAGAAGAAGCGTAAGGAAGCAAAAGAAAAAATGCAGAGTAAGACTAAGGAAATGGATATCCTTATGAAGGCTCGCATGTCAGACTTTAAAAAGAAAGCATCTGACCAAACAAAGAAATTAAAAAGAGATCATGTAGAACCAACAGGTGATAATATTATGGAAGTGACACAAAATGATGTAGTGAAGGTTGCACTTGATGTAGCAACATCCGAACTAAATTCTGGTAACGATCAGACCTTTGCTAAGATACAATTCAGCGATGGTGTTACACAAAATTTAGATAACTATTCAGCAAAAAGGATTGCTGCTTGTTATGGACAGTTAGATGATACTCATAAGCAACAGTTCCAGTACATGCTGAACAAAGATGCTACTACGTATCAGTCTGCACTAGATTTTGCTGTACGTAACGCTTAAAAACTTGTGGCTGAGAGTATTAACGCTGCTATAATAGAGCGGCTAGAAAAAGTTGTTAGTACTCTTCAGGATAATTCCACGAAGATGGGACAGTTACTTGCTGTCCACAATGAGAAATTAGATAAACAGGATAAAATTGATGACATTCTATTTGAAAAGATAGAGAGTCTACATCGTGCTGTGGACAGGGAAACAGATGCAATTAAACGAGGGTGCGAACGTGATATACGTAAGGTGGATGTCCGTCTTCAGGTCATGGAGAAGAAAATGTGGTCTATTTTTGGTGCTCTTGCTGTTATATCTTTCCTCGTTAGTCCAATCGGACAAAAGATAGTAGGTCCAATTATAAATCCGTCACCCACTTCCTTGACAAATGCTACACCTTCTCCTATGATGATGTAGTTCGTTGGTTAGTATGCATGTCATACATTGACGGTAACTACATCAATAGGTTATCATCAAGACTCTTGCTTTTCAAGCAGAGCAGAAAAAACGTATACAACTTTCGTTGTCCTTACTGTGGAGACTCACAGAAAAAGAAGAATAAGGCACGGGGTTATCTATTTGAGATGAAGAGTGGGTACGTATTCAAGTGTCACAATTGTGGTCTTGGTAGGACGTTCTCAAACTTTCTTAAGGATCAAGATACTTATCTCTATGATGAATACATCATGGAGAAATTTTCGCATGGGCAGACAGGTAAGGGTACTACTACAAAGAATCCTGACTTTAACTTTAAAGCTCCAGTATTTAATAAATCTGACGTTGATCTTGAAAAAATCTCTGAGCTAAATACATCACATCCAGCGAGAGAATATCTTGAGAAACGAGGGATCAAAGACCTAGAATATTTCTACTATTGTCCCAAGTTTAAAGCTTGGACTAACAAGCAGAAAAAAACCTTTGACAGTTTAAGACAAGATAGTTCACGGATAATAATTCCTTTCAGGGATAAAGATGGCAAACTCTTCGGATATCAAGGCAGATCGCTAGCCCCTACGGCACGTATGAGATACATTACGATAATGCTTGATGAGGATAAGCCCAAAATCTTTGGACTTGATCGTATTGACACGTCTAAAACAATTTACATTATGGAGGGACCATTTGATGCCACGTTTATCACCAATTCCGTTGCGATGGCTGGGTCTGATATTGATAGCAGGACGTTTGGTTGGAGCGATAGTGTTTGGGTTTATGATAATGAACCACGTAACAGAGAAATCGTCAACAGAATCTCAAAGTCAGTTGACAGAGGAGATAAGGTCGTGATATGGCCTAAGAATATACAGCAAAAGGACATAAACGACATGCACCTTGCTGGACATGATGTGCAAAAGGTGGTAGAATCTAATGTATATCAAAAATTAGAAGCAAATTTAAAATTAAACGACTGGAAAAAAGTATGACAAATGGTACTGACACCAAAGTAAAGAAGAGGAATGGTTCGATTGAACTGTTAAACCTGGATAAGGTTCATAAGATGACAGAAGAAGCTTGTGAAGGTCTGGGAAGCGGTGTGAGTGCCTCTCAGATAGAAATGAATTCAGGTCTTCAATTCTTTGATGGAATATCTACTTCTGATATTCAAGAGATTCTTATTAGATCCGCTAGTGATCTGATAGATATAGACCATCCTAACTATCAGTTTGCTGCTGCTAGATTGCTCCTATTTTCTCTTAGAAAGCAGGTGTTTGGGTCTGAATGGGTCAAAGGTCATCCACATATATTAGACCACGCAGAGAAGTGTGTAGAGCGTGGTATATATGACGGAGAGATTCTTGGTAAATATACTACAGAGGAGTGGGATAAGATTAATTCTTGGATTGATCATTCTCGTGATTTTTTATTCACATATGCTGGTCTACGTCAGGTAGCAGATAAGTATCTGGTACAGGATAGAAGCAGTGGAAAGGTATATGAGACACCGCAGTACATGTATATCATGATTGCTGCCACACTATTCAGAAACTACGATGGAGGAAAACGACTCGATTATGTCAGAAGATACTACGACGCAATCAGCAAGCACAGAATCAACATCCCAACACCAATCATGGCAGGGGTGCGAACTCCCTTACGACAATTTGCATCCTGTGTTCTCGTTGATGTTGATGACACGATTGACAGCATTTTCAG